GTCATAAATGCTTGACCAGTCCATCCTATGTCTCCTGTTACTGATGTGTTAAATTTCAATTCGAATACATCTCTTGAATAGATATAGCTTGTATATAATTCATTCATTGTTTCTCCAGAAATTGCTCCACCTCCTAATGCTGTAAATATTAGCATTCCTTCTACTGAAACTTCCCAGTCTCTTTGTCCTTCTAGTTGGTCTCTCCATCCACCACTATCTTTGGTTGATGTATCTCTTAAGTTGTGGTTCATTGAAATTGAAGCAGAAGTAGCAAAAGCTATTTTAACTCCTGCTGCATAAACTCCGAATTTTGTTCCATTAATTACTCCATTTGTAGCCATAATTTTTTTTTTTAAATTTTAATTTATTTTAGTTTTTTCAGTTTGTTTTATCTAATATTTTAATTTGATGATAGGAAACCCATCCCTAAGTTATTTACTCCTGTGAAGGATATTTTCATTGTTGTGTTGTCCTCATTTGGTGCATCTATACTCATTGATGTTATGTACGCATATCCAGACCAGAAATAAGAGCCAGTTCCTCCCTTCAAAGTTACTACTACTCTATCTTGATTAGCAATTCCTAAAGCATATACATCATTTGTTGTCATTTTATTCCAGGCTGGGCTTGTTCCATCTACAAATCTATAAGCCAGTTTTCCTTCGAATTCCATAGACCAGCTTCTTACTCCTGGTAGCTGTGTTTTCCAGTTATTGGTTTCTCTAACTGTAATATCTCGTAGGCTTTGTTCTACAGAAAAACTTGCAGCCGTTCCAAATAAAATAGTTTTATAATCTAATTGCAAAGAATAAAATGTCCCATTAATTATTCCATCCATTATCCAATATATAAAATTGCAATCTTGACACCTGTGATTGCTGTTAATGTAAAAGTAACAATTCCATCCGTTCCGTTATAAGCTGAAACTGGGAATGTCCCAATCGTTCCAGTTTCTCCTGGTGCTATTGATAGCGTAGCATTGCTCTTTTCTAGGTCTCCAAATAATGGACTTTCAACTGTAGTTGTTAATGTTGTAACTGTAATAACTACAGTTGCTTCGCTTGAATTCTCAATTAATATAAATTCATTTCCACCATTATTAAATGTATTAGTAGTTGATGCTAAAGTGGATTTTACTGGAATTAATCCCCCCTCTATTATGGATTGACTATTTATTAATGCCATCTTTTTTTATTGTTTTTTTAGCCTTAGATTTCTTTTTATCTTGACGATCTGGTTCGCACCCTTCAATATCTAATAATATATTATAAATTGTTCTATCGCAGTCTAGCTTTTGTCCAGCTTTAAATATTCGACCTGTTGGACTTTTGTAATCTTTTAATAATTTAATTTCCATTTTATTTTATATTTATCCAGCCGTTAGCTGGGTTATTAATAAATTCTAATATTTCAGAATGTGTATAGTCTGTATATGGTTCTAGGCTCGTTGGCTTTGTTTCTCTATATTTAACTATAAATTCTGTTTCTGCTATATTGTATCTTAGGGTGTCTCTAAATTCTATAACTTCTGCAAAGTTAATATTTTCTATTTCTGATGTTGGTATTATACAATATTTCATTTTATCCTGGTGTGTCTGTTACTATATCAGCTGCATCCATATTTGTCATTGTTGCGACCATACTATAATATGGTGCTTGGTTTTGAAATATAGGAAATATTGCTCCATCGCCCATTCTCCAGTATGCCACCATTAAGTTTGTAGCGTATGGTGTTTCATTTGGATTTCCTGTAATTCCATTATTGTATAAATGGTTTACTAGTGCTGCATCTATTACTTTATCATATAATATAAATTCATCCAGGTGCATTTCGGCATAAGTACTCCCAGCATTTCTAGCCATACGCAGTGGACTTTGTCCAGGAAATACTGACCCATAACTTCCTACTAATTGTACTGTGGCTTTTCCATTTGTACTATTTAATAATTCATTATTAATGTACATATTAAATCCTGTTGCTGTTTGTGAGCCATCGTAAGTTATAACTATATGTTTCCATTCATTTAGTGGTATGGTTTGCACCGAGTCGAAATTTACATAATCAGTTAATGAATTATTAAAGTGTAAAACAAAAGCGAGTTTTTCATTAAATCTATTAAGTATTGACCATTCTTGGTAGTAAGCTCCCTGCCCAGAAATATAAGTACCTGTTTTATTTATTATTGTTTGACTTCCATTTTGTCCTTTTTTAAACCAGAATGAAACGCTCCATCCATTATCTGGTGTATATTTTGGATGGCTTGCGGCAGTTACATAATCATCAACTCCATCAAAACTTGTTGAGTAATTATTTTGCCAGGCATTATCTATATTGATTCTATTGATTCTTAATTTAAAATCTAAATGCTTTATATAAGCTCCGTAGCTGTTGAAGTCATCATCAAAGTCATCAACTGATGATTCAAAAATACAGGAGTCCAGTGCGATTTGATATTGGTATGGTGCTTCAACTGTACCCCATTCTCTGTCTAGTGCCTGTCTTACTTGTACAGCTATGTCCTCAACTTGAATATATGTTTTTGCAAATATTGAAATTTGGACTCTGGTTGTATCAAGTATCGACCTTTGTTTTATCCTTGGGTCGGCAGCTGTATCTGTTGAGTCTCCTTTTGTGTCTAATGGTACAGAGCTGATTTCTCTATAAACTATATAAGGTCCATCCGTTGGCTGTTGTCCTCTTAATGCAAATATTTTATTAGCTGGGACTAATGCTACAAGTCCAGCGTAATTAATTAATAAGGGATATATGATTGCTCCACTTCTCATTATTTATAAACTCGTTTTAAGCCCTTCATTTCTCTTATTAGTATCTTTTCCACTATTGCCCTTGCTCCCTCTAGAAGTATCCCTCCTGCACTTCCTTGTGCCTTGTCCCAGGCTGGTCTCATAAATGGATGAGGGTCTGATGTAGCAGTTCCGTATTCTAGCATTGCTCCATAATATCCACCACCCCTTTGCGAGTTTTTCTTTGCACTTCCTCCTGTTGCTTTTGGCCCTACATATAATGCTGGTAGTTTCCTGGATGCTTTTGTGCTAAATGCTTTTATTGATTTTCTTAATTGTCCAGTCTGGCTGTACTCATTATATTTTGATAGCTCGGCTCTTGCTGATGCTATGATTGGTTTTGCTGCCTGTCTGAATACTGCCATAAAAAATTTATTCTTTTTTACTGCATAGGGTATTCTATTCATCGCTGCCTGGAGCTCTCTATTGCCCAGTACCTTTCCTGCATTTATAGTTCCTATATTCATTATTGGCTATCTTTATGTGTTGCTGTTAGCTTTGTCATTTTGTGCCTTCCATCTATCTGTGCTATTCCTTCTATATAATAATATGCAAAAGTCCCACCAGATAGGGTATGTTTTATTCTCCAGTTTGGCTGGATTAAATCTTTGTATGTTTCATATCTAATAAAGAAATCTACTTTTTGTTCGCCTACTTTTTGCTCTGCTTCATCCGTTTCCCTTCCTCCTTTAAATATCATATAAGCCCACACTTTTTCTATTCCATTTGCAGCTGCCCATACTTCATCCTGGATTCCTCCATAGTTTGCATTGGCAGTAAATGTGTTGCTTTGTATTTGGACTGGGGTGTCAAGGTCTCCGACTGAAATCATAAAGTTTGTATTTTATATGGGTTCATTAGGTATTGTGCTGTCCTTGGTATTTCGGATACAATTTTTCCTACTATTACTGATTGTCGGTTTTCATACATATCAGATACTATAATTTTTATAGCTTGTTTTAGTGGTTGTGGTATATCTGCTATTGTATTATATCCTACATTATAATTAATTTTCCAGGCTTGGAATACATCATCTGTTGTTGGATTAGAAAAGTCGGCAGTTGCATAAACTCTTGATGGTTTTATTGCTCTTACTATTTCTCGTTCAATTGTTGGCATTACAATCCACCCTCCATTTTGATAATATGAAACTCTGCTAGTAGCTGCATCTTCCATTAATGGGCTTTTAAATAATATTTTTAGGTCATTAAATGTATTTCCATATTGCTCTCCATTTGTTCTTAAAAGAAATAAATTAGTAAATTCTTCCACCATTCTAACTGCTGCTTTTTCCAAATCAACAATATAATTATCATCATCATTAAAGGTAATTCTGAGATGAGTTTTCAGTTCAGATGTAGTGACTATTTGTAGATTATGATGGCTTAATAATTCGTAATATTTCATATTTTGACTAACTTTTATCTGATTATGTTATGCAGATTATTTCGTTTTTTTCAGTTTTTTCTTAACCCTGTGATTTTCGACAGTTCGATTTACTAATGTTTTAGGTCTCCTTTGTTCACGACTAGGTTAAAAGTCCACACATCGCTTCTTTTTGGCCTTACAATCGATTTAGCTTTTATCTAATAAAGGAGGAAACCAGGGACAAATTGTCCCCAGTTTCGACCTATATATTAATAATTATGCTTCAATTAAATTAGCAAAAGCAAGAGCATTTTGAGTCGCATCTCCATCAACTAAAGTTGTAGCGATTAGCGTTCCTAGGCCTTGTCTTGACTTTGTGTATGGGTCATATAATAAATCCAATCCACCGAATTGAGCCAAGTGTACTTTTGAGAAATCTCCGAATAATGCCTGAGCTTTATTAGCTACACCTCCACTTCCTACATTAGTTGAAAAGAAACCATAGTAGTTATTTAACTCTTTTGTATCTGGATTCCATAATGCAGCAACTCCAGTTGTTTGCAATAAAGTACGGATTGCAGAATAAGCATCTTTGTTAAATAAGTAAGCCATTCTCGATCCTTCAAGTGGTATATTGTTTCCTAATACAGTAGCTTCTAAATCTATAAAATCTTGAGCAGTTACACCAGTTGCACCAGCAGCTGCATCTAAGAATATAGAGGTTGGAGCTCCAGTAACATCAGCTGTATTTAATAATGCATTCTCCCAAGTGCTAGCAATATTAGCAGCCATATTTCTACGGATTGCAGCTTCTAAACCTGCATTTTGAGTTAGTGCTTCTTTTGATAAATCTACCACAGAGATTAATTTCTTAGGAGATAATGTGATGCTTGTTGTAGCACCTGTAGCTGCAACATCAGCTCCAGAGTCCTCAGCTACCCAGCTTGATGCGATGTCAGATATTACTGGGAATTTTTGGTCTGCAACTCCAGTATAGAAATTTGCTCCTGCACTTGCAAGAACAAGATTTGCTTCTAATTGGTCAGTAAATGATTGTACTTCTAATGGGCTAGAAGCTGCTGTCGTTACTGCTGCTCTTTGATTTAAGATAGAATGTGGAATTGCTACACCTCTATATGTTTGGTGTGGATTTTCGTTTCTAGCTTCCGTATCCATTTCTTTTACCAATCCTTCCATTTTGCCATTTACAGCTTGTTTCATTGCATCTTGGAATGAGTAGCTTCTTTTATCTTTATCTACTGTTGTTGAAACTGTAGCTCCACCTACTGCTGCTGCTACTCTCATTTCATTTTCCATTCTTTCTGCTCTAGTGATTTGTACATCTAATGCATCAATTTCAGATAGTGTGTTATCCACTTCTGTAGCTTCCGATTCGTTTAGATTTCTTGTTTCTTTATCTGCAATGTTTTTGATTGCTTCTAAAGATTCAACTAATCCAGAACGAGTCTCTTTTAATTCTAGCGACTTTTTCATTTTTTTCTTTTGATTAAATTAATTTTTAAGTTTAGTAATGAGTTCTTTTCGTATTCTGTTTCTTGTTCTTTTCTTGTATTTTCTTTATCCATAAAGTTTGACCTTTGTGCAAGTGCTAGGTCATTGGCTGATGGGTAGGCTGGTAGCGATACTGGACTAACATCATATAATCGTTTGACTTTTTTGATGGTTCTGATATCTGCACCATTCTCTGCTCGTTCCCAAGCATCGCCATCTTTTCCAATTGTAAAAGCAAAGCTAGACTGAGTAATGTTTCCTAGTCTCATATTTTCTTTTAGGTCTCGGCCAGCCGTTGTATTCGGTACATCGAGTTCGTATCTTAGTCCTTGTTCATCTACTCCTATTCTTAGCGTTCCTGCACTGGTTCTGCCAAGTAGGAAGTTTGGGTCGTGGTTGAAATAAGCACGGACATCATCTTTTAAAACATCATCAAATGCTCCAGGCTGTATCTTTTCTCTAAAACCTCCAAGGTCCTCACTTAATGAATTAAACATCGCAGCGTGTCCTATAACCACATCCTTGCCTTCCTTTGTTGCTAGTCGGCTTTCGATATTAAAGTATCGAGTTTCTGATGTGTGTTTTTTATCCCATACATCGGTTTTGTCTTTTGCTCTATATTCATCTTCTTCATCTTCTTCGAGTTCTTCTTCTTCTTCCTCATCTATTTCTTCCTCTATTTCTTCCTCATCTGAATGTCCAGGGATGTGGTCATTTTCTTCTATAACTTCATCCTCCGTGATGGTTTCCACCGATTCGGCATCCACCTCAGCTTCCATATCATCCTCAACAGATGCATCAATATCTTTTTCATATACAATTGTTATAGTTTTCTCATCTTCTATGATTTCGATTATGTGTCTTTTTTTTATTTCTGTTGCCATTTTATTCTGGTTTTGTTTCCGTGTTGTTTTTTAATGTTCCACCATCTATGATGTCTGAAAGGGTAGCCATATTTAATTGCATAAAGTGATTAGTTCCTCCTTCGATTGTTGGTAGTTCCTCTAGTTTTCTTATTTCATCTATACTCATTGCTCCAATGTTTAGCATTGTTCTGTAGTATTCGGACCTGTCTTTTGGTGTCCCTCTTAGCAATGCGTTAACAATAAATTTAGTTTGTACTTTGCCTTGTTCGTTTGCTCTAAATAATTTTGTATTCATTTCTGATTCCATCATTACTAAATATGGCATCAAAGAATATTGTACAAATTCTCTACTTTGCTCTGAGATATTATTAAAACTGGATTTGCTTAGGTCGGCTAGCATATGAGGTGGTACATTATATAATCGGCAGATTTCCTCAATGCTGAATTGCCTGGATGCTAAAAATTGAGAGGCCTCATTTGATAGGCTTATTTGTTGAAATTTAAGGCCTTCCTCCAGGACCATTGTTTTATTTGAGTCTCCTATGTTTGTGTAGTTTTCCTGGAATGAAA